GGTACGTTAGACAAACTAAAGGCCAAGTACTGGTCTTGTAAGGCGTGGTGACGAAATGAAAATCGACTTTCAGCATATTATTTCCGTCGTGTCTCTCGGGGTGTTAAGCTGGGGTGCGCTACAGGTTTCTGAAATGAAATCTGAAGTTGCTGTTGTTTCGTATAGGGTTGAAGAGAACTACGAGATGATCAAGCCTATGTGGCAAGATTTTTTAGTTAGAAGGGCCAACCACTATGACGATATCAAGGGGACAAACAGCGTTCCAAGTTTCCAAGCCTCCAGAAGGGACGAGTAAAATGGGCAAACCAGGACTATGGGACAATATCGAAAAGAAAAGAAAACGCATTGAGGGCGGCAGCGGAGAGCGCATGCGTAGCCCCAGCGATGAAGGTGCCCCTACGGCTAAAGCGATAAAGGATTCGCAAGGCAAGAAGAATGGTGGTATGGTGCGATACAAGAACGGTGGCTGCGTAATGGCTGGGCGCGGTATACGCGACACAAAGATGGGCTGATAGAATGACAACATCAGGATCAAGAGACTTTAACCTCGACGTCGGTGAGATCATCGAGGAAGCGTATGAGCGGTGTGGGCTAGAAGTCCGCACGGGCTACGACGCTAAGACGGCACGTCGGTCTATGAACTTGATGTTCGCTGACTGGGCTAACCGCGGGTTAAATCTGTGGACTGTGAAGCAGGCGACGATCACCTTGACGCAGGGGCAATCACAACAGACTTTGCAGTCTGATGTCGTCGATTTGTTGGACGTAGTTCTTCGCCGCAACAACACTGACTACGAGGTTGAGCGCATTAGTCGTGGGGACTATGCAACGCTCCCGAACAAAACAACTCAGGGCCGCACAAGCCAGTACTGGTTAGACAGGCAGATTGAGCCTGTCATCAACCTGTGGGCTGTCCCAGAGAACTCCACGGATCAACTGATCTATTACTACGTCCGCAGAATCGAAGACGCGGACTCCATGGTGAACACAACGGACCTGCCGTTCCGGTTTTACCCGTGTATGGCAGCAGGTTTAGCTTACTACCTTGCGGTGAAGCGGGCTCCCGAGCGCATTCAGATCCTGAAGTCCATCTACGAAGAAGAGTTCCAACGTGCGGCGGACGAAGACGAAGGTCGAACTCCTTTGAAACTTCAGCCTAGCATTCGTTACTTGAGGGTCTAATGTCATACGCTAGTGGAAAACATGCTTGGGGAATATCAGATCGCTCTGGACGGCGTTACCGTCTGCGTGAGATGAAGGTCGAGTGGACAGGAGCCAAGGTTGGCCCTGACGAGTATGAGCCGAAACATCCTCAACTGTATCCCCCTAAGGTTGGCCCTGATCCGCAGGCCCTTCGAAACCCTCGGCCCGAATCTGGTCTTGCCGAGCAGCGGGCTATTCAATGGGGCTGGAACCCCGTCGGTTTTAATGCGCAACCTGGCCTGTCCCCTGCGGACAATCTTGTTGCGACAGGTTCCGTGGGAACAGTAGTGGTGGTGACGACATGAGTTTTACATACGATCAGCTAAAGCAGGCTATCCAAGACTACACTGAGAACACAGAGACCACGTTTGTAAACAACCTGCCTTTGTTCATCCGTGCTTCTGAAGAGCGCATTCTGAAGAATGTGCAGCTGGACCTGTTCCGTAGAAACCAGACGGCTACGCTGACAGCGGCTAATCCGTACTTGAACTGCCCGAGCGACTTCTTGGCCCCGTTCTCTTTAAGCTACACTTTGAACGGATCTCGAGAGTTCATCGAGTACAAAGACGTTTCTTTCGTACAGATGTATAACCCGAACACTGCAACACAAGGTGTTCCGAAGTACTACTCTCAGTTTGACGTATCCAACTTCCTTGTTGGTCCCACGCCAGATGTTAACTACGTTGTGGAGTTACACTATCTGTACCGCCCGGCTAGTATCACGGCAGGGGCCGCTAACGGAACCACTTGGATTAGTCAGAACGGTGAGTTAGCATTGCTGTACGGCGCATTGGTTGAGGCCTACATCTTTATGAAGGGCGAACCTGATGTGATGCAGCAGTACAATCAACGGTTTAACGAGTCGATGATAGGCTTGAAGATGTTGGGCGAAGCTAAAGAGACCACCCAAGAGTATCGGGTTGGCAAAGTTATAAGGCCAAAGCAGTAATGTTTAAGTTAGATGTAAGTGTCCCTGAGACCCCTTTCATGGTTGTGAAGACTACTGAGAACAGAGGGTTTACTCCGGACGAAGTTGCGGAACGCTGTGTTGAAAAACTGATCAGCGTTTCTGACAAAGCGCACCCTGCGATACGAGATCAGGCGAAGGCGTTTCAAAAGCACATGGAGAAGGTCGTCGCTTTTTATATGCGAGAAGCTATTCGCAGCGACCGCACAACTGTGTATAATGCCCTCAATGATGCAGGGCACCCTGAACTAGCTGACGCGATAAGGAGACTTTAAATGGCGATCACACAAGCAATGTGTACGTCCTTCAAGAAAGAACTACTTGAAGGCAAGCACGATTTCACTAACGGGGCCGACGCTTACAAGCTGGCGCTCTTCACAAGCAGCGCAACTTTGAGTGCGGCCACAACGGATTACTCGACCGCAAACGAGGTGTCTGGCACTGGCTACACTGCTGGCGGCGGTACGTTGGTTAACGTCACTCCGACATCTTCCGGCACCACAGCGTTCACTGATTTTAACGACCTTACGTTTTCGTCGTCTACAATCACTGCGAACGGCGCGATGATCTACAACACCCAGACGGGTGGCGGCACAGGCACAACGGATGCTGTTGTTATCTTGGCGTTTGGTTCGGACAAGACTTCGACCAACGGTGATTTCACTATTCAGTTCCCAACAGCCGACGCAACAAACGCTATCATCCGTATTGCCTAAGAGGTAACTCCTTATGGCCGCAATAACCGGATGGGGTAGAGGTACATGGTCCCAAGGCCCTTGGGACGCTGCTATTCCGGTTACTGTTACGGGAGTGGCCGCTACAGGTACGCTCGGTTCTGTTGTTGTCGTCGCTGAAGCTAATGTTCCGATAACAGGGATCGCTGCCACAGGCGGTGTCGGTTCTGTTGTAGTACAGGCTAATGCGGATGTAGGTGTTACAGGGCTTGCCGCTACGGGCGGTGTTGGTTCTGTTGCAGTTGTTGCCGAGGCGGTTGTTGTCCCAACGGGCGTTGCCGCTACGGGCGGTGTTGGTTCTGTAACTGTAGTAGCAAACTCCGTACATGTCATCGTTCAAGAGGAAGAGGCTCTTGGCGAGATAGGAACCGTGGTTGTAACTGCCGACGCGATAGCCTCGGTAACGGGTGAATCTGGTACAGGAGAAGTAGGGGCTGTTATTGTTACGGCGGCTTCTGATGTTCCTGTTACGGGTATTGCTGCTACCGGAAATGTTGGCTCTGTGTCAATAGTTGCTGAAGCGGTAGTTCTACCTATTGGAGTTGCTGCCACAGGCGAAATTGGCGATGTAGTTGTCACCTCAGACGCGGTAGTTTTGCTTACGGGTATCGCTGCTACAGGCGAACTTGGCGACGTAGACGTCGGCATTCGAGTCATTGTTCCAGTAACAGGCTTGGAAAGTACCGGAAATGTTGGTACTGTCACGGTAATTGCCGAAGCGAATATCTCTGTGACGGGGGTATCTGCTACAGCCGAACTAGGAACCGTGTTCGTTTGGAGTCAAATAGATCCCAATCAGAACCCGAACTGGAATGGTATCGCACCGTCACAAACACCAGGGTGGAACGAGGTTGAACCTTCGCAATCACCTGGGTGGACTGACATAGCGGCATAGGAGAAATAAATGCCTAGTACATATACAACAGCTAACGGCATTGAGCTTATCGCCACTGGTGAGCAGTCGGGTGCTTGGGGTGCTACAACGAACCTCAACCTTCAGATTGTTGACCGCGTTCTAACGGGCGTCGGGACGATTACTCTTTCTGGCACAACCCATACATTGACCACGACGGACGGAGTTTTGTCTGACGGGATGTACAAGGT